ATTGTTAACCCTACGTTCGCGTGGGGCAATACCCGCCGTTGGTCGTACCGAAGTACAGAATGCCAAAAGATACCCTCGACGAAGCTCTAGTCGATGCCCTCCGAGCCCAGTTTACTGAGTTGCGTGACACTCCTGTGGAACTACTGTCTGAGCTGCTTGGTACCATTTCCGTCAAGGGATGGTACAAAGAATACAAAGAACGAAAGGCTGTTGAGGCCGCTTTGCCCGCACAATGGTCATCGGTCGGACTCACGTCCGAGCAGTGGGCGTGGGCTACCACAGTCCAGCGTGACCGCTCCGCGATCCGCAAGACCCACGCCGACGAGACCAAGGCTCTCTCTGAAGAACACACACGTAAGGTCTTTGCTGCAAACGGCCGCCGCGACGCCTCCCTCATTACCACCCAATCCCCGCTCATGGACCTTATCGAGCTTGGATATGACAACCTCCCACTCAAGTCCCAGGCGTACATTGCCGGCTCCAAAGACAAGGAAGAGCGCGACAAGCGCACCGCCGACCACGTTGCCAAGATGCGCAAGGCCAAACTCAATGAGCTTTACCCTGAAGGCTCCGACTTCAAGCCAGGCCTCGGCCCAGCCGCCTCACAGGGCGTCTAGGGGCGTGGCAAGCCGAGCTTCGTCAATGGTACCCAGCTCGGTGGGGCCGTTGGGGGGTTCGAGTACGTACACGCTGTTGCGAGGATGCGGAAGCTATGGAGAGAGCACCGCGGCGAATTCCTCAAGAGCGAGTGGGTCCCCGATCCTCAAGAGGAGTCCGAGAGCATGTTTAGGAATCAAGTCAGGGGAAAAGTTAAGCGATACATGGATGAGGTTGGGGGGGTCAGGGAATTCGTCAGTCAGAAAGATACGTGGCCAAGTAAGCGGGAAGCGGCCCGCCGGCTTCGCGCCAAAGCACAGTTTAGTAGAAGGAGAGAGGAGCCAGAACGCATGTCAGCACTTGAACAGTTACAGTTTCACATTTACCCAGGCACAATTGAGAAAATTGCAGACGGGCTTGAGGGAGGCGGATTTACCAACCTTGAGTGCGAAGCAATTCAGTATTGCCATCGAACCATCCATAAAGATAATAAGAAAGCACCCACAGAACACAAACCTGTCCAATACACCAGTTATATATACGACGGCCTCCGGGCCGTCAAGCATGAAACCACCCGACAAATTGGTGGTACCGCTCAGCGAGACCAAGATCGTTCAGTTGCAGCAGCCGATAATCCCTGGCTCTCCGACAATAACGCTGTCCTGTCCGTCATCGCCCCGCTCAGCATCAACCGAGGACTGCACTTTCTCGGTCGTACCAACCTTAAGCATGGCATGCGCCCCACCCCCGCACCCCGTACCGCGGATCTTCCCAAGGCACACGCAGATCAATATTTCAAAGTCGATGATCCCGACCATCCCACCGCCCGCCAAATCGTCATGCCAGGGAAAGAGACCTACCTTGCAGACCTCGAAGGTACCCTTGGTGACCCTCCTCGACACACCTGTTCCGAAGCCGCAATCACCAAAGCAATCAAGCGCTACTCCGGAAATCTGGGATTGTCCCGAGTACTGGACGACGTACGATGGCGGGAAGTCGGAGCGATTAAAGTTAACGGCAAAGCTTCAAGCGGAGTATGCCTATCGCGGATCGGCGCCCAAAGAGGACAGTGTGCGCAATCCATTGAACGACTGGCAGGACATGTCGTCGCTGCTGTGAAGGAGGGTCCAGTGCCGGGGGCTGGGCTATGGCAGATAGGGGGCAGGGGGAAACGCACAACACCAAAACCGGGAGACACACTACGTAGCCGTGCCGTCATTTATAATGATGGGGTTAACGCGGCAGTGTCCTCGACGATTTCACAGGGCATAGGGGAGAGTATTAAAGCAAGTGGGGGTAGTATTAAGATTGGCCATAGGGCCATTCAGGGGGCTAAGAAAGATCAGCAACAAAGCGAGACAAATGAAGTAGAATTTGAGATTGACCATAAGAGATTCGGGTTTAGGCTTTCTGAGCCTCTACTCGTGACGGCGTTTGGAATGATTAGGGCTCTGCTCCCGCCGGGGCCCGAATGGGACTACAGAGTGTTGCATGAAATGGCACACTGCATCCTAAAGACGATCATCCTACCAGGAGGCTGGATCTACCGTTGCACTTTCGGCAACTGGAGTGGACCGTGGACTAGCATCTTGGACAGTTTCTGCAACTGGATTGCAGTGACGACAGTATTAAGCGAGATGAACTTCAAATCGACTGATGTCGACCCTTGGTTCTACGGTGACGACACGCTAATCGGGTTCAAACCTGGCGTACTCCCAAAGGGTATCACCCCAACCACCATCCAGGACGGTCTTACTGATCTGTTCGGCATATACGCCGGCGACTCAAACATGGGTCACTTGTCGTCGTATGGGTCGCAGCCCGGTGCGACCTTCCTGGGTGTATGGAATAAGGATGGTTTCCACGGGCGCCCAATGTCGAAATGGGTCGACGTCAGTGTTCACCCCGAGAAGCTACGGAATCACCCGCTGGATCAAGTAAAGCGCATGCGCTACTTGGATTCGGCAGCCGTGTGCACAATAGAGAACCGTGCATACTTCACCAGCTACTTCACATTTGTTAATGAGAGGCTAGGCCCTGGTTACCGACTCCCACCCGAAAAGCTCAGGCAATCCCTGAAGCGGTCGTTTGACGCCGCGCATGCTGCTTTCAGCAATGGCGCTGCCGATACGCGGGACTGGGAGGTAGGTGCTAAGTCCACTCTCACCGAATTGAAGCGTCCATGCCGGAACTACCAGGCCCGCTGGTTTGGGCCTAGTTCCGGCCGTCCCCCCAACTCCGACGTGTCCTCCAGAGCCGTGACGTGGCTGACTGAGACCGTACGGGGTGTTCCAATTGGCGTCTGCGGGATTCTAAAGACAGACGTAAGTGCCCTCTGGGCGCGCCTTTCCTGAGCACCGGCATCGTAAGCCGGACAGTAGGACTAGTACATACTAGC